TTAAAGCAAAGAGATTTTTGCCAACACCGTTAGCAGAATGTTATGAAGCATTTGAAAATGCAAGATATAGAAGTAAAGTTTTAAAACTTATAAAGGAAAATAAAGTATGACACAGTGGATTGGAGCAATTACAAGAGGTCACAACGGTGGCGCAGTTTTATTAAAAGACGGTGAAATTGTTTTTGCTATCGAAGAAGAAAGATTAACACGTAAAAAATACGATGGCGGCCCACTAGCCGCAATGACTAAGTTTTTAGATTACACTGATAAATTAGATTATCTAGTCGTTGCTCATACACAACCGTTAGAAGAATCAAGTAGAATTGACTTTAGCGGTGGAGACATGTATACTGGTCTTGCAAGAAAGTTAGGACTTATTGATAGATCAGATAATGCATATACTCCTGACGGACATCATAATCATAGACAAGTAATTGATATGAGTTATGTACATCATAAACTACATGCGGCATGTGCATTTTATAGAAGTGGGTTTGAATCAGCAGTTGCAGTAGTAGTTGACGGTGCCGGCACCTTTATTCCTATGAATATTTCTACGGGAACATTTAATGATGAGTTTATGACTTGGGAATGTGAAAGTATTTTTAATTGTTCTTATCCTGATGCTATTAAAACATTATATAAACATCAGGGCGGAAACGGTCCTTATCCTGGAACTAGGGTTCAATATATTCCTTCAGAAAGAGAAGGGGAAGAAGGATTCCATGAACTTGTGCTAGATGATAGTGCAGGTATTACAAAGGCCTACGAAGCAGTAACACAGTATTGTGGATTTCAGCCAATTGAAGCTGGCAAAACAATGGGTCTTGCTCCTTATGGCAAACCTAATGATAAGATTCCTCCAATTTATACAGATGGAAATGGCGGCAAATGGCGTACTAGTGATAGAAGTGTAATTATTCCTACATATCCTAATGCGGCTGTAGTAAATGAAGGAAAATATGAATATCTTGAAACTTCTCAAGACGTAGTTAACAGTAGAGTTGATCTTACAACATTAGAAAACCGTAGAGATATGGCATATGCTGTACAAGAAGGTTCACAGCAAGAAGTTTTAAATCTTATTTTTAAGGCAGTTGAAATGAGCGGTAACAAAAATGTTGTACTAAGTGGTGGCTATGCACTTAATTGTGTTGCTAATTATTGGTATCTTGACAAATTAAATAAAGAAGGTATTAATTTATATGTAGAGCCTGTTAGTAGTGATGCTGGAACAGCAATTGGTGCCGCATTATTAGTTTATCATCAAACTACTAAAGATAAAAAAGTACGTCCGTATACAGAAACAATTTATGAAGGATTTCCTTATTGTCATTCAGATAAAGAAATTGAAGAAGTTGCAAACAAATACGGTGCTGTAGTTGTTGACGCTGACAATAAAAAAGTAGTTGAGTTAATTAGAGACAGAAAAATTGTTACAATGTTCCAAGGACGATCAGAAAATGGTCCAAGAGCACTCGGTAACAGAAGTATTCTATATGATCCAACAGACCTAAATGGAAAAGATCATGTAAATCGCATTAAGCGTCGCGAATATTTCCGCCCATTTGCAGGAACTATTCTTGCTGAACATGCACATGAATGGTTTGATATGCGCGGTTTGGAACAGTCGCCTCATATGATGTATGCAATGAATTGCCAACCCGGTGTTGCTGAAAAAATTCCAAGTATTATTCACGTTGACGGAACTTGTCGTATTCAAACAGTGACTCAAGAACAAAATAAACATTATTATGAAATAATTAAAGAATTTTACGAACAAACAGGTGTGCCAATTATCTTTAATACTAGCTTTAACTTAGGAGGCGAGCCTTTAGTTGAAACATTAGACGATGCAGTACGCACACTTTATAGTAGCGAAATGGAATATTGTTATTTGCCTGAATATGGTAAATTAATTGAAATGAAAAACTGATGCATGTTAATTTATTTTCTATACCAGTTTATAAAACATCTCTTTCTAACCATGATGCTATTCGAGAAGATTTTAAAGACGTACTCGAAGATGATTCTCACTTTTTTAAAATTCCAACTTGGTATAGTAATGTAGATACTACTTTTGGTAATAGAGAAGCAGATAAATTACCATGGCAAAAGTTTATACAATCAGCAGTTATTGGATTAAATGATTATATTGAAATCTTTAATCTAGATCTACCAAAAGAATACAGAGTAGAGTGCTGGTTGAATAGATATTCTTCAAATCAATATCAGGAAATTCATAATCATGCTGGAGAAAGTGTTATTAGTTGTGCATACATGATGTACACTCCGCCAGATAGCGGAAATTTTGTATTTTATAAGAATCAATACGATTATTTTCACCAAGCTGGACTTCCTAGGCTAAGTTCAGAACCTTTTAAATTTAATAATAGGGTAACTCCTCCCTTAAAAGAGGGAGAAATTATCTATTTTCCTAGTAACTTAGAACATTACGTTTCGGAAAACAAATCTAACAAAGTTCGTGCTACAATTAGTGCAAACTTTATTATAAAAGAAAAATTAATCGGAGACGATCATGGATAAAAAAATTATCGACGAAGAAAAAATTTTTGCTATCAATCCAAATTATGATGCACAGCTAGTTCATTACGGTGACGTAAAAGTATTAATAGTAGACGACTTCTATGAAAATCCATATGATGTTAGACAGCTTGCTTTAGATATACCTGCATCTACAAATAGACGTATACGTGGCAATAATCCAGCACATCGTATTAATGCGTTTTATGAATTATCTAGTATGTCATGGATATATGATCAATTAGCAAGACAGTATTTTCCAGAAGTAATGACTGCTTATCCTCCACAATATATGGAGCATAGTTTTATGAATGCAACATTTATGGTAAATGTTATGCAAACTAACAATTTACCTCCTGTTTGTCCTCATATGGATAATACTAGTGGAATGAATCTTGCATCTACAATCTATTTAAACACAGCAAATGAGTGTAATGGCGGAACAAGTTTTTATTCTTTTGGGGGGAAAACATATTATGACGACCCTAGTGTAACACACACATTAGATGTACAAGGAAAAATTCCAGTAACTCGTTATATTTCAGATAGTATTGGCGACTGGAAGCTGTTAGGCATTGCACAAATGAAATTTAATAGAATGGTATTGTACAATCAGGCAGTTTTGCATAGTGCGTATGTAAAACCGCAGATGTTTACTAATGATTTATATAGATTAAATCAACAATTTTTTATTTAGGAGAGACTATGGAAGGTAATTTTGATGGAATCGAAGAATATCCAAACGCTTTTCCAATTGACTGGTGTAGACAAGTAATTAAACGATTCGAAGAAATGTCTTCAAAGCAAATAACTACTTTACAAAGTAGTATAAAGAATCAAGATGAACGCATATACATGGATTGGGCTAATCATAATTCGATGTATCATGCTGATGAAGATTTATGCTTGTTCTTTTATACACAATTAAATAAAATATATGAAGAAAAGTATAGAAAAAAATATGAAAGTTTAGGTCATGTTATGCAACATAGTCCTAAAGGGATGAGTGTTCAAAAAACTAAACCTCATCAAGGTTATCATATGTGGCATTGTGAAAATGCTGATATTAGTACAGGTTCGAGAGTGCTTGCATATACCGTTTACTTAAATGCTGTAGAAGAAGGCGGTGAAACTGAATTCTTATACCAAGGAGTTAAATGTAAACCTGAGCCTGGAAAACTTTGTATTTTTCCTACATCGTTTACGCATCCACATCGAGGTAATCCTATCTACAAAGGTGTTAAGTATATTATAACAGGTTGGTACACATTCGACCAATAGGATAAAAATGAAAATAGCAGTAGTAGGTGGCGGCACAGCAGGATTTGTAGCTGCCTTAACATTAAAAACTAGTTTTCCTTCTTACGTTGTTGATGTAATACGTTCAACAAAGATAGGAACAATCGGTGTTGGCGAAGGTTCTACCGAACACTGGACTGCATTTATGGAACATGTTGGCATATCAGCAGGAGAAATGCTTAAAGAAGTTGACGGAACATTTAAAACAGGTATCATGTTTGAAGATTGGGGAGAAAAACCTTACCTTCAAAATGTACACGAACCTTTTGTACCTAAACATTTAGGAATGCCAATGGCATATGCTAAACTTATTGGTGAAAATGTTGATCCTCGCGACTTAACAGGTGATTACCTTTGGCGTAATCATACTCCATTCAGTAAATTTATTGAAGAACGTCCTAACGATACCGGAGTTAGTCAATACCATTTTAATACTAGTAAACTTAATAACTATCTCACTAATTTTGCATTAAACAAAGGATGCCAAATCATTGATGATGAAATTATAAAAGTAAATGTTATCGAAAACAATCAGATTGACACAATTGAAGGCGAAAAACAGACATACGACTATGACTTTTACATTGATTGTACAGGATTTAGAAGATTGCTTATAGAGCCTGTGGGCGGTAAGTGGCAAAGTTACAGCAAATATCTAAAAATGAAAGAAGCAATAGTTTTTCCAACAGAATATACTAATGCTATTGATCCGCGCGGCGACGAAATACCTATTTGGACTTTGGCAAAAGCAATGAATGCAGGCTGGATGTTTCGCATACCGGTTTGGGACCGTAAAGGCAACGGTTATATTTTTGATAGTGATTTTATTACAGCCGAAGAAGCACAAGAAGAAGTTGAAAAATATTTAGGACATGGTATCGATGTAGCAAAACATATTAAGTTTGAAGCAGGAGCAATTGATAAACCTTGGATTGGCAATGTATGTGCAATAGGCCTTAGTGCAAACTTTGTAGAACCTTTAGAAGCCAGTAGTATTGGAACTAGTATTAATCAAAGTATGTTATTAGCACAGCGTATCGTCAATTACAATAATCAAACAATTAATAGATATAATGTAGAAGTAAACGCAATAATGGAAAATATTAGAGACTTTATTGCACTACATTATATTACACCAAGACGTGATACTCCTTTTTGGAGAGCTGTTGCAGAAACTCCTTTACCTTCTACCCTTGAAGAAAATTTAAAAATGTGGAAATACAGAATGCCCATTGAAGATGATTTAACTTCTCATACAAAAAAAATTCTGTTTAATGAATATAATTTTGCAATTGTAATGCATGGATTAGGGTTATTTGATACTAATAGTATTTTAAAACAATACAATACATTACCACCTGACGCACAAGAATTTGTTAATCGTCAATGCCAGCAAAAAATTCAATTTGATCAAATTAAATCTATTCCGCATAAGATAATGTTAGACTTATTGCGGAGATTAGTATGAGAATATTTGCGTTCGGGTGTAGTCTAACCCAATACTTTTATCCAACCTGGGCAGATATTCTAATTCATCAATATAAATCTAAAGGTTATCAAGGAAGTAACTGGGCTAGAAGTGGAGCGGGCAATCAATATATTAATATGAGATTGTGGGAAGCAAACACTGTTCATAAATTTAATAAAGATGATATTATATTATTACAGTGGAGCAGTATGTTTCGTGAAGATAGATATCATATGGGTCATGGTTGGTGGACACCAGGTAACTTTAGCGGGTTAACTTTAGATAACGAAGGCATGGTGCTTAATAATTTTTATTACAAAACTAAATGGCAATGGGCTGATATGATTCATTGTGTTATGCGAGACTGTGCTACTATAAGTTCAACACATAAAGCATTGTCTAGTATTGGGTGTAAAGTAGTATCAACAGCATTTAGAGAACCAGTAGAAGGTTGGGAAGAACTATCGCCTGAGTTTAATAAAACTAATTCTAAATTAGAGTTAGAGGATGTTAGGGCAGTACTAGAATCATATAAAGACGACATACAAACATCTTGCCCACCAATACTAAATGCATTAAACTTTGGAACTGATCAAGCATTTGCAGATACCAGACCTAAGAGTGTTCCTGATAGAACAGCAGACTCGCAACATATGCTACTGCCAGAACTTCATCCTTTAACACACGAAGCCGCAGAGTTTGTTGACACACATGTTGAATCACTTACTTCCGAGACAAAAGAATTTGTAGATTTTTGGAAACAACAGTATATAGATAAAGATCTTATCTACTTAGAAGATTTAAAATGGTTTAATTCTGATAAGATAGGTTGGTCAGATGATAGATGGAGACCTTAATAAATGAGTACACCGGTAATTGGATTAGACCGAGACGGAACTATCAACGAAGATATTGGTACATATGTAACTAAACCTGAACAATTTAAACCTATTCCAGGAAGTTTAGAAGCAATAAAAATGATTCGAGACAAAGGATATGATGTTGTTATTTTAACAAATCAAGCCGGCATTATGAAAGGTATTTGTGATGCAGTTGATGTTGATGTAGTGCATAACTATATGTTACAGTTATTAGGCGAAGTTGGTTGTAAAAATATTAATGGATTATATTATTCAACTACTAATTTAAAAGATGACATTTATGCAAAACCCAATATAGGAATGTTTAAACGTGCCGCTGCCGAAGTTGGAGTAGATTGGAAAAACGGTGTATACGTTGGTGACAAAATTACAGATCTTAAAGCCGCAGTTAAAGCTAAAGCTCGCCCAGTATTGTTGCGTACTGGACACGGAAAAGAAACCATTGAAAAATTAGATTCTTTTGCTAATAAAGACCTTAAAAAACAAACAGAAGTGTTTGATAATCTTTATCAATTTGCTCATAGCTTAGTTGATCTACGATAAAATTATAGTGCTACATATATTTTCAAAACGATAAATACAATATGGAGCATGTGAAATGAATAAAACATTAAACGGTCTATTCTCAAAAGGGCTAAACAACACTATTTTACTACCCCAGCAGAGTAGTTTTAGTTACAAAGGAAATTGGATTGGAGTTCATAACAACAGTGTAATGGACAAATGGCACGTTGGCGACTTTAGTAGCGCCATTTACCAAATCACTGTAGAATTTGATTCAAATGAAAAAGAAATTATGCAACTTTCTGTTGTTGCTAGACCCGATAGAGCAGTTGCATCTATCTTTGGGCGTTCTAGCATTAACCAAGAATTAGTAAGTATAAATGTAACTGTAGACGAAAGTATTTGTAAAGTCATGGTGTCTCCAACATCAAGAACATGGACAGGAGCGAAATTAATTTACCATGCAACTTATGCAAGGACAATACATCAACTTACTCCTCCTGCTATTGTCGCAGATGTATCCTCAGAGGAAGCATCTGGAATAAATACTTTTGATGCAACAACAACGTATTTTGATAATACAAATATAACATTTGATAAGGTGTAAGGAATGGCAAAATCAACAATTAATATAGGTACAGCGGCAAACGACGGTACTGGCGACAGTTTAAGATCTGGCGCAACTAAAGTTAATGCAAACATTGACGAAGTGTACGGCGCACTAGGCGACGGCACAAACTTAAAAGATATTGTAAACTCAAACTTAGAGCTTGATGTTCCTAACGACGACACAAAAATTAATAAAATTGCATTTCATGTTGCTACAACTAACCAACTAAACCAAGTTAGTCCTTCAACTTATCACGGTGCATTGATGCACAATCACCAAACTGGTACTGTACATGTTGCACACGCAGGAGCTTGGCATAAATTATTAATGGATACAAGTGGCGGAGCAATTACAAATTACACTAGTCCTTTAGCTTCAGTTGCATACATTGGTAACATTAATAGCTTAACTGATGTAGACACAGTCTCGCAACCACCACAAACTGGAAATGTTTTGAAATGGGATGGCGGCAAATGGGCACCAGGTACTGACGTTTCATCAGGTGGCGCTGGTCTAGATGCTGATACATTGGACGGGTTTGACAGTGCATACTTTACAAATTATAATAACTTAAACAATAAACCTACTATTCCTTCAGCACTAACTGATTTAGGTATCGAAGACGGTAGTGCCGAACAAGTATTAACTACTGATGGTGCAGGCGGATTTACATTTACAACAGTTAGTTCAGGTAGTGTACAAAATTTATTTGAAACTGTTGCGTCCGATGTTGGAAATACTACAGCAAATAGTGCTACAGATACACTTACTATTGCAGGCGGAACAAATATTGCAACTGCAATTGTAGGAGATACTTTAACAATTAATTATGTTGGCTCGCCAAATTCAGGTGAAGCAAACCAAAATGCATTTAGTAATGTACAAGCTGACACAGGTCTTGCTGAAGCAGATAACACTACAGATACACTTACTATTGCAGGCGGAACAAATATTACAACAACTGTATCTGGAGATACAGTTACAATTGATTATTCCGGAACTAATAGTCTAGATAGCTTAACTGATGTTGTAATTACAACACCGGCTAACGGTTCGGTTATGGCATACAACGGAACAAATTGGATTGATGTTCCCCAAACAATTGATAGAATGGCATACGGTGCTATTACAACTTTAACAGTTACAGCAGATAGTAGTAACGGATATAAATTTGATCAATATGGAGCAACAGAAGATCCAGTTATTTACGCATTGTCAGGATGTACTATTGCATTTGATCTAAATAATTCTTCATTAGCAAGTCATCCATTCCAAATTGAAACAAGTGGCGGCAGTGCATATGACACAGGATTAGTACATGTTGCAACTGATGGTACAGAATCAATAGGATCAGATGCACAAGGAAAAACAAGCGGAACATTATATTGGAAGATTCCGGCTAATATTAGCGGAAACTATGCATACCAATGTACAGTACATTCAGCTATGAGAGGAACAATTACAATTAAGCAATTGAGCGCAATTTAAGGTAAGTTATGGCAGTAATAAACGATAAATTTCAAGCACAGAATGGATTTGAAAGTCCAAACTTTAGTGTCGATAGCACTGGAAAAATAACAGCACCGGTCATTAACGTTCAAAGTATTTTGTTGAACGGGACACCATTTGTGGCATATGTGCCGCCAGAAGAAGTACCTGGTGGTGGAGATGACGACGGCCCTGTAATTACAAATGTGTTTGAGTCCTTAGCCGTAACAGGAGGAACTCTTAGAGTTTCGTATTTAGGTCAGCAAGCAATTAATGTAGTTAACGGTGTAGTAAAAATTAACAGCGTAGGATTACTACCAGGATCAATTGATCATGTTGATATTGGTTATATTGAACCTGTACAGGTAAAAGCATATACTATTGATATGACAACAGCACCTGATAGTTCAGCAAGTAATATTAACTTTAATGGCGCAAAGTTAAATGGAGATTTGGATATTGTAGATAATGTTGTTTTAAGTAGACAACCTACACAATCAGGACACGCAACAAGTAAAGGATATGTAGACGCAACAGCAACAGCTCTTGCGGTAGCATTTGGAGCATAAAGAATGGCAAAGAAAAAGATTTATAATTACAAGTTTTATCCAGGATTGGGTCTAGACGACAACACCTATCCAAATGCATGGTCACTTTTAACACAGAATAAAGAATTTATTAAGGCCGAAGTTGCGGCATGGATCCAAGCACAAGTAGGACAGGGTGCTACAGGATTTGTTGGTTACACATATAATAAAGAAAAATGTGAAAGAGACACAGGATTTAACGTTGATGCTTACGCATTTGATTTAAGATATACTGGAAATTCTGAAACATATAGAATTGCAAATACATATTTTGAAAAAGAAGTTGCACAGGTTGACGGAGATAGAGTAGCAGAAGTTAAAGCAAAAGAATTTACACGTGATTTAATTATCAATCATGTGTTTAGTAATTCTCCACAATCAACACCGTATCAAGGCAATGTTGCACAAGTAATTGATTTATCAAAGACTGCCGAACCGGCAGCTGGCACAGTTATTCAAACATTAATTGGACTTGTTGTTAATGTATTAACATCAGGATTAAGTGCATTACCAACATTCCAACGTAAAGGTTTAGGACATATTAGATTCCAAGGCAATTATGATTCAAGTGATTTGTTAATTGTAACGAACACAACGAAAACAGAAGTCATTTATAACTTTACAGATGTAACCAAAGGCGGCATAGTTACACGTAAAAATGATGTTACTCCTAGAGATAGTAGCGGATATACTGAAAAGTTTGATTCAACTGATGCAAATTATAATGCAGACGGCGATTTTCCAAAGTATTTACAGACTACCGACTCGGTAACTATTTTAGATCTTACGTTTAATACATCGTCTATGAGCGAAAGTGACGAACTTCAAATCTTTATTGATAGTCCAGAACAACGAACAAGACCATATGACTTTGGTACAGATGCCATTGAACGTATGCGTATTGCTCCTCCGTTATCAATGCTTGACGCTGACTTTGAATACGGCTTACAGCCTACAAAGTGGTCAGCTATTGGCATGATGAGAGGGTATCCAAGTGTATATGAACTTCCAGGCACAGATACACAAGTACAAAAGGTACAAACAGACGCTTCTGCAGGAACAGAAGGAATTGGATCAAGTAAAATTACAGTTACAACAATTGGTGCACACGGTTTTATACCTGGCACACCAATTACAATTAAAGCACTAGAAGACGGTGTTGCTGGCGCGGCAAGAGCTGAAGGCTCGTTTATTATTATTGAAGTTCCAACAAATACCACATTTACTTTTTATGCAAAAGCAAAAGTTGGTACAACTGACGGTGAAATTCTTTCTACAACATATACTCAATTAAGACAAGGTGCGTTTTATACTGGTGCTAGTATTGGACAGCCTGCATTTGATGTGTTTAGTAATGGTACAGCAGGTACTATGTCACTAAGTTTAACTGCTCAACCAGGCGAAAATAGACTTGCATTTACAGGCGACGTACCAGAAGTTGGCGCTCCAATTAATGACCCGGCATTTCCTGTAGGTACACAGGTTACAGCTATTTCAAGTACACCTAACGGGTTAGCACTACCTTTACAATTAACGGCTGATGTTGCCCCAGGTAATACAGATATTCAAGTTGCTACTACTGTGGGAATTGTTCCAGGACTAGCGGCAAATAACGGAAGTAATGATGCTATCTTTGTTAACAATATTGTAGGTAATACAATTAGTATGAGTGGAAGTTTTACCACAGCAATTACTAGAAACACAGAAACATACACAGGTGTTTCAGGATCAATTGCTTCTCCAGTAGGTAACAACGGACAGTTTAATATTACTAGAACCGGAGTTGACTATAGCATAGCTAGTATTGCACAAGCAGGTAGCGGATATGTTGCAGGTGACGTTGTATTAGTTACAGGTGACAACTTAGGTGGACAAACACCAGCAAATGATGCTACTATTGTAATTACTACTGTTAACGGTACGGGTGGTATTACTGGTGCAAGTATTAGCGGAACAGCACTAAGCGGAAGCATTTCTTACTTAGCAGTAACATCTACATATAACAATGCTGCCGGCGATTTTGGTACAACAAATTTTGATATTTCATACGAATCAGGCGGCTTTACAACAGTAGATATTAATTCACCAAACGATACATCAGGATTTGCTATTAATGATAGGATCCGTATTGTAGGTAGTCAGCTCTTAGGCGGATCTGGACAAGACGGTAATCAAGCATCAGGCGGCAACGACTTTGTAGGTAAAATTACATCTGTTGGCGGCGGTGGCTCTATTACTACTGTAGAAGCAGATAACGTAGCTTGGAGTCAAGGTACGCCTCCTAGTCAAATTAGAAGTTATCAGTTCGGTGGAGTTGGTTTATCGTTTACTGGGGGATCAGGTTCTAATGTTGAATTTACTATTAACGTTGATGGTACATCATATGGTATACAGTTTTCACAAGCAGGAACAGGATATAATACAGCTGATACATTAGTATGTTTAGGGTCCGATTTAGGCGGCGCAACTCCTGCTAATGATTTGTATTTAAGAGTTGTTGCAGTAGATGGTGTTGGCGGAATTCTTGATGTAAGATTAGAAGGTGCTGATGAATCTTCAATCCCGACAGCATTTAATGGCGGCACATTTACATCTAAAACATTATCAAATGTAACAGGATCAGGCGCAGTATTCGACATTACAAATGACGGTATAAATTATAGCGCAACTATTGATACAGCTGGTATAGACTATCATTTAGATCAAACATTTACAGTAGCTGGAACAGAATTAGGTGGAACAACTCCAGCTAACGATGCTACTATAACTGTTGCTACTGTAAGTGGAACTGATGGATCTATTACAGGTGTAACTATTGCAGGCAGTGCTCCTGCACTACCAACATCATTTAGCGGTGTTGCAGGTACTAATCAAGCACATGCTGGTGCAGGCGGCACATTAAATATTACTAGAACAGCAGGAACATATACGATTGCAATTAATGCATCGGGATCAGCTTATCAAATTGGTAACAAAATTACTATTGAAGGAACAGCACTTGGAGGTATTTCACCTACAAATGATGCTACTGTATTAGTAACAAACGTTGACGGCAGTGGCGGATTAAACACTGTTACTATTGAAGGAACAGGCGCTGGTGGCGGCAGTTTAAATTTAGTTAACGGTGTTACACTTACTGACTTTAGTACTCAAACAATTACTTCAGGATCTGCAGTCGACTTTGAAGCACTTGCAACTATTGAAATTACATGGCCGTATGCACACGGTATTGTTCCAGGTGATACATTTATTGTTGACGTTGCATCTGATGATGGAGGAACTAATAATCACTCGTTAGCATCAGGTTCGTTTATTGCAATTAATATTCCGACCACTAAGAAACTTAGATACAATGCTAGAGCCCCAGGAAATATTTTAGAAGCCACAGCCGGCGATAGTACTGTTGATAAGATTCAAGGTAACATTTATATGCGTCCAGACAGTTTCTTTATTCACAGACCATATGACGGCGGCGTGCAGTTAGGCACAGGTGGTCCACAACACGGTGCGCAAGCAATTCGTCAGAGTAAAAAATATATTAGATATCAGTCAGGTAAAGGTATTATGTACACAACTGGTGCATTGTTTGCTCCAAGTTATGATGTACGTACTGTAACATCAACAGGCACAGAACTAGGAAATACTATTACTATCGTTACTGACGACAATGATCACGGCGCACAAGTTGGTGGTAAAATTAGACTTATTGGAGTTGAAACAGCTGGGTATAACGGCGAATATATAGTGACACAAATTGTAGATGAGCGCACACTACGCTGTCAGAATTTAAGAAGACTAGGAAGTACAACAGCCACACTTGGATTTGCCGCACAGATGAGTGTAGTTAGTTGGCATGGTGCAACAGTACGATCCGGCATCTTTGACGATCAAAACGGAATTTACTGGGAATTTGACGGTAAAAATGTAAGTGTAGCCCAAAGAACAAGTACAAAACAATTAGCTGGAACAGTAAGTGCTACACCGGATAATAACGTTCTTTACGGTACTAATACAAGATTTAGAGATCAGTTAAAAGCTGGTGATAGAATTGTATTAAAAGGTATGACACACGTTGTTGCTAACGTTGACTCAAACTCACAAATTACTGTAACACCAGACTATAGAGGTGTTAGCTCAATAGGTGCAGCCAAAATTAACTTAATTACAGATAAAAAAGTTCTACAAGAAGAATGGAACTTAGACAGACTAGACGGCACAGGGCCAAGTGGATACAATATGGATGTTAGATACATGCAGATGATTGGTATTCAATACAGTTGGTATGGTGCTGGTTTTATTGACTGGATGCTACGTGGTGCTGATGGTAACTTTGTATTCTGTCACAGAATGCGTAACTCAAACGTAAACACAGAAGCATTTATGCGTTCAGGTAACTTGCCTGTGCGTTATGAAGTTACTAACGAAGGTGCAACTACTGCACTAGCGGAAAGCATGGATACTACTCAAGATTATATTCCGTTAGTAGAATCGAAGTTCTTCCCAAACAACGGTACAGTGTATATTGATAACGAAATTATTACATATTCATCAATTGATCATACTGCTAAACGACTTCTAAACTGTACACGTGGGACATTCTTAAGTAATTTCCAAGCTGGAGCCAATAGACAATATCAAGCTGGTCCAGCAAGTAATCATGAGATTAGAACAGGAGTTGTATTAATTAGTAATACAATTACTCCGCTTATTAGTCACTGGGGTTCTGCGTTTATTACAGATGGCGGATTCGACGAAGATCGTGGTTATATCTTCTCATACACAGAAACAGGACTGGCAGTGACAACAACAAGACAAACAGCGTTCTTGCTACGTCTAGCACCTAGTGTTTCAAATGCTATTGTTGGAGATTTAGGAGATAGAGAACTACTAAACAGAGCGCAGTTACTTATGCAAGGTCTAGAAATTACCTCAGACGGACTTGATCCAACCAACTCTAACGCACCAATTTACGGTGGTATTGTTATTGAAGGTATTCTTAATCCACAAAACTACCCACTCAATCCAAACGATATTGGTTGGACAGGATTGTCAGGACTAGCACAAGGTGGACAGCCAAGTTTTGCTCAGGTTGCTTCGGGCGGTAGTGTTAACTGGAACAGTGGTGATACTGCTACATATACTACAGCGGCAGTTATGCCAAAAGTTACAACGTCAGCGCAGTTAATGCCATGGTGGGCTTTTAGAACAAATAGAAACTATGCATACTTTGACCAAGTATCTTGGGAACAAGCTAACTTATCTACAGGTGATCTTGTAAATGCAGATGGCGGCGGCAACGAATACTTCCCAGCAGGAACTACAATTCAACAAATTGTAGACCAGACTATTTACGGAAGATATTTAGTTTACTTTACACGTAACTCAAATAATAACAGTGGCAACGGTGCTATACAAACATTTGAAAAAGGTGGCGATCTAGATAACGCTTCTTATGCATTCTTTACTAAAGCTGTTTGGGACGCATCAGGTGCAAGAGCAGGCACAGCATTAGGCGACGCGGCAGGAGATCCAACTAACCAACCTGATATTACTATGCCTTCAGGTACAGCGGTTAACAGTATTCAAGGTCCGTTAACTTTTGGTGTTACAGGATCAGGAGGTATTGAATACTTTAAAGTTAACTTTAATAACTCGTTTAATGGTACAGTTAGTCCAGGAGATTTGTTTAACTTTACATTCCAACAGCCTCCGTATGCACAACCAGGAGAAACAGTATTCTCGTTCATTGCGCAACCTGGAGAAAGAGCTACACTAGATTTAGGACAGTTGAAAGAACTTACAAATACTACATTAGGTGGTAGAGGTACGTTCCCGAACGGACCAGACGTATTGGCACTAAACGTTTATAAAACGTCAGGTGAACCTGTAAATGCTAATATTATTATTAAATGGGGTGAAGCACAGGCTTAACAGCCCGTACTTTCATCGGAAAGAATCTCAGGCAATACCTGAGATTTTTTTTGACTATCTCCTGGCATAATTCTATAATTATCTTCTACACTGTCAGGAGTACTTACCTCTGTAATACTACTACCTGCTTCCATACATACTACTTGATGAGGTTGAAGAGGAG